CATCTAAAAAGCTGGGGAGGCACCATTACCTCCCCAGCCTGTCAGCCTAGCAGGAGGTTAGGGGAGAGTGTTATCTAGGCCAACCCCGTTAAGGACAGCGCACTTCTGCGGCAGTCCAAACTCCAATCCGCACTCAGTGAGATACTCCTCATTGAGTCCGTCAATCCGACGAGCACCGTAGCCAGCAGGATGCTGGGTGGCTTGACCTTCACCATAGAAGGTTGTGTCAGTGATGTACTTGTACTCGAGTTCCTTAGGCTCAATAATTACCATGAGATTACGAGTAGTAACATCGTGACTGAAGAGCGGGTGAGTCTTCATGTAGATAGAACCAAATGGAGTGACCCACTCACGAATCTTCATACCGTAGACAGACTGACCAGCATTAAGATTCATCTGACCTTCAGCCATAGCCAGCGCTTCGATACCAAGAAGCGCACCAGAACCAACCAGAGCAAGTTTCTCTTCAGCACCATAGCGGAAGATTTGCTCAAGCATAGCTCGCAACCAAGTACCACCACCTCCAGCTGCAGTCCAGGCCAGACCTGCATAGGTAGCATTCAAGGTGTAATCGTCGCAGTTGAGTGGAGCAAACTGACGAATGAAGTTGATCACACCCATAGTGGTACGCTCAGGCTTGCCATTGTCACCAATGTTCTGAGTACGAATACCCCAGAGATATGCAAGCTCCATTTCCCAGGAATGCATTTCAAGGGCTTCGGACTTTGCCTTCTGGTAAGAATCACCAGTTCGAAGGGTAGTGAGTTTGGCAGTCCGAGTGATCGACAGAGGTGTACGGAAGATCTGAGTGTAATTGTAAACCTCGGTCGGGTTCAGAGCGATGGCATCAGGCATTTCGCCACCCTCAGGGTTAATGTTGCCGATGATCTTGAAGTTGTCGCAGTCACTGAGATCATGAGCAGGAGAATTGTCGTCGTTCTCGAGGAGTCTAACAGCAAGGATAGAGTTAACAGCCCCACGAGTAACGTCTGTGATCTTACCAACAACATCTACACGATAGTCAGAAGCATCACGAAGAAGGATTTGATGCCCAATTCTAATGCGATTAGCAACTGTGGTAAGGACACGAACGAAGACCGTGTCACCAGCTACACCACCAGTTACGTATGGAACAGACATATCAGCCATAGTGGCAATAGCTGCCACTGCACCTGAAACTGCAGTCTGTTCTTGAGTCCACCAATGAAAGCGAGGATCATCAACTCGCTTCGAGCCCATCATGGAGAGAATAGCAGTAAGAGGCGCCATCCCATTAGGATAGAGATAAAGGATCTGCTGCCTCCAAGATTCAGGTCTTTGATTAGTTACCCAGTCAAGAGTTCCTCTCATTCCAAGAAACATTTTTAAGTCCTCCGTTTAGATAAGTTAATTAAATTTTTTAATTAACTGTTAAGGTTAAGACGAAGCAGTCGTCGGTGCTGCAGTGGTAGCAGTCGCAGTAGTAGGCGCTGCTGTTGACGGAGCTGCAGTATCACTGAAGGTCAGTGTGCTATAAACGTGCCAAGTAAGACCATCAGAATAAAGCAATGCCCTGTCGCACTTGCCATTGAGAGTAAGATCACCACCCCAGCACTCACTATCATTATCGTGATCTTCAATAGTGATAGTGTTAGCGACGTCTGCAGTTCTGGCCACAATACTGTAAAATCGACCTTTTGCATCTGCTACTGGAGGAAGTGTAATTGTGAAACTACCAGTAGTATGATTAGCAATAGGTCTAAGTACATAGTCCCTAGTGCTCATCTGATAATTAGCAATAGGGTCATGATACTTATCGACCGTTGCTGCATGTTGATCAACCTTGTCCTCAAGCATTTTTAATTACCTCCGTTAACGTCCCAGGACCTTATTCATCTGATCAATTTCACTTGCCAGTGGATTAGAGTCCTGTCTAGGTTGAGTAACGCGACCACCTTTTTTACGCGGCAAAGGAGGTGGATCATCGTCTTTGTTATCGTTCTTGTCTTTGCCAACAGGTTCACTTCCAGATTCGGACTTTTTAAGCCCCAAGCGATTTCTAGTTTCTTCACCTACCATTTCTAGAACCTCATTGTATTTTCTACCTGGGTTCTGACTTGCAAGTTCCTCAAAGACCACTCCGACCACCTTCGCAAATGGCTTGAGGTCCTTATTTTCGTTATAGAATTTTTGACTTAGTTCCTTAAGAGATTGTTTAACTTCGAGGTTCTTCTGAACCATTTCTGGGACAGTTTGAATGACCTCTTCTCTGGTTTTCTTAACCTCGCCACGTACAGTTTCTACAGCCTTCTTATAGATTGTATTAAGAAGTTTATTAAAAGTTGAGGGTTCCCTCGTTACCTCATCAAGATCAATGTCTTTGACAAAGTCTTGATCTGCAATAGGCGGTTCAGTCGCAGGTGGTTTCGGTTCCTCCTTAGGTTTTGGAAGTGTTACTTGATCAGCTACTTTTCTCCTAAGTTCCTCGTTTTCTGCCTTGATACGTGCTAGTTCATCATCTTCCTTAGGAGGACTAGTAGCAGGTGCCTCTTCCTTTTCTTCCTTTGGTGGTTCAGTAGCTGGAGCTTTCTCTTCTGGTTTCTCAACTTGCTCTTCAATTACTGGAGCTTCCGTTGCTGGAGTTTCAACTTCTACTGTCCTCTCCAGCGCATCGAACATCTCGTTAATTTCTTCTTTAGTCCCCATCTGTAATCTCCTCCTGTGGTTGGTTTACTTCAGTGCTTTTCTGTTCGGATTCGAGAATTTGGATAAAGATGTCAGGCAAAGATAACATATAGTCTACGGCTTTAGTCCTTCCATTAATGTCTCCAAGGTGCGTTAGCACATGAGCAGAGGAAGGATTAGTCTTTTCTATGTTACTTACCATTGACTTTAGTTCTCTCTCAAATCCCTTTTTCCATGACAGAAGTTCACGCTTCATGTCGCGCCAGATTAGTGACTTTTTGAATTCTTCCAAGTCACCAACTGTAACACTTACCTTTACATTCTCTAATCCCATGTTAGACTCCTGATGGCACTAGGTTGCCTTTTTGTACTTCGTTAAGGACTTGCTCGTCAGGACTTTGGACAACGTTAGTTTGTCCTGCGACTCTACGAAAATCCTCTACGTTCTTTGCACCTAGTTGTTGAGCTATATACATAAAGATACGGAAAACGTCGAATTGCTGGTAAAGTTCAGGAGTCTGTGCAATAGTGGAGAACATCTGGAGCCAGGCTTCGGAGAAGTTCCCACCAGGGATTGAACCATCTCTTACGATTACATCATAGTTGATTGCTAGATCGTAAGGTGAAACTTTAATGTTGTTCTTCTGACCAAAGATATTCTGAAGTTGATCTTTGTAACGACCAACTACTTTTACATAAGTTTCCTTGGACATATACTGTTGAGTGTGAACTGCAAACATTGTACCTATGTCTTGCATAAACTGAGTACCAATTAGCATAGCAACTCGTTGGAGGCGACTAACAGCAGAACCACGGGTTCCTTGAAATTCACCCTTCGTCAATCGCTCAGGACCACCTTGACGAAGTGCACCCTGCATCGACTGGTCAGCGCCTGAGATACGATCCATCCACTGGGTGATATAAGCACTGTCAGATATATTAGCCCGAGTAATATCTTGAACCACAAGTTGCTGTACGACTTTATCAACTCCATGTCCCCACGCAGGACGACGAAGACGAATTAGTTTACCTGGTTCAGGGTCTTGAAGGTCCTTAATGTTGACTAAGAATGGATCTACAACCAACATATCATTAATAGACTTCCGAACATTAGCGACGTGAGAATTGAAAAGGAAATCAAGAGTACCTTGTAACCCATAGAGTATCTCCATGCGACTCATAGGTGTAATTGAGTAACCATCATACTCCGGAGAAGCCACTGCAATAGGATATAGCCCATGATTATGATTAGCTCGGTGGCAGCTAGTAATGACATCATCAGCAGAAAGCGCAAAGAACCATTTCTCAGGGTATTCGCTAGTGCCAAGTTTCCACTCCTTTGGAAT